GGCATGCCACAAAAAGGTTTCAAACCAGAAAAGTTCCAGAGGAGCCTGGTCTTGTTAGTGCAATTGGTATTCACATTGAGGATACAAAGGGTCAATGGATTAAGGATAATCATAGGGGTGTATTAGCTCTTAAAGATTATTATGGAGAGGGAGAACATCTTAGATTAGGTTCGTATCACACTATTGAGGCGTCAATGCCCTCTAATTATGTCAAAACCCTTAAAGGAAAACTAGTCCCTAAAGAACTCTGGGACGGCATAGATGGATTAGGTCTTGAATATCTTGCTGATGTGGATAATAAACGGGATGGCGAAGATACAAGAAAACCAACGGATAAAGAGAAAGCTCTGGGTTGGTGCAGGCGTGCTATAGAAACGTATGGTATTCATCACACTGATGATATGATAAAAGATTACTTGAGAGAGTGTGGATTTATATCAGCAGAGATGCAAAAACATTTTTGGCCAACACTAAGAAGAGAAAAAGAAGATAAAGAGGCAAACGCTGATATACCAGATAACCATCAGTTAATTGATTATCACAAAACAGAAGCTGGAAAACAACGAGTTCAAGAGAAAAAGGATCAGTGGAAGAGTGATGATTGCCATTGTTTAGTTTTGGGAACAAGTTACTTTAGCACTAATTGGGAAGGCACTCAGGAGGTAGTGACAGATTTATCAGACAAGAATTTACTTAAAAAGAAGTTCTGGAAGATATTTACTTTTCACAAAAACCCAGATGCAAAAAAGAGTTGGGTCAAAAACCAACCTAAAGTAGAGAAGCTTTTGAAAAATCTTATTAAAAAATTTGATAGTAAATATAAGATTAAATTTGATTTTGAAGCTTTACCATACTCTGAACCAAAAGAAAACTTGTTAAATGATAAGAAAGCTGCTTGAGGTTCATATTGAAAACAACGTGCCAGACAGTGAGGTTGCCGTCTTACTGTCCGGCGGCGTTGATTCTATATCCGTAGGACTTGCAGCACAACACGCCGGTAAGGAAGTTCATGCGTACAGTTTTCAACTAGGAGAACAAACGTCATATGATTTTGCAAAAGCAGCTGAAGTTGCTTATAAAATGCAATGGGACTTTACTCCAATCGTAGTTCCTAGAGATAATCTTATTGAAGATTGGCATAGACTTGTCGCTTTGGGTTGCCGAAAGAAAACTCATTTTGAGACAGTCTTTCCATTTTTATATGTTTACCCAGAGATAGAAGAAACTTATGTTGTCACTGGTTGGGGTGCCGATGGATATTTCGGTGTGAGTAAGAAAGCAATGATGCGATATAGTTCTATGACAAGAGGTAGAAACTATGTGAAATATTGCAAAGAACATAATCAAAAAAGACTAAACTTTAATCAGTTTAGAGAAGCTTATTTTTCAGAGGGAAATACAGCTGGGTTGGATTGGCACACTAAGGTGGCTGTTGAACATAACAAGAAACATATTACACCATACCTTGATGAAGATGTGCGTAACTATTTGATGAGCAAAACCTATAGAGAATTAAATACACCAAAACAGAAAAGTATTGTTAGAAGTGACTTTACAGAATTTAAAAAGTTTGGTAAAATAGAGACTCATATAAATTTACACCTTGCAGCTGGTGTAGATAAACTGTTTGAAACATTGCTAAATAACCCAGAGATTAACTTTAAAAAAAGAAAAAGAATGATGGACGTTTGTAGAGATTGGTATAAAAAGGAAAACAGTAGTGTATTACCCGTATAAACTATTCTACTCTTATAAATAAAATATAGAACAGGGGGGGGGAGTATGGATTATCAAAAACAATATAATAACTTAATAAAAAAACGGAAAAATAATATTCTAAAAGATTGTTATTATGAGACTCATCATATTTTACCTAAATCATTGGGTGGAAAAGAAAATAAAGAAAATCTTGTTAAACTAACAGCTAGAGAACATTGGATAGCACATAAATTGTTATCAAAAATATATGGTGGAAAAATGAACTATGCTTTATGGAGAATGTGTAATTCTAAAAAATATGATAAAATAATTACTTCAAGAGAGTATAAATGTATTCGTGAAAGACATTCATTATTTTTAAAAAATAATAATCCAATGAAAGGAAAAAGTTTATATAATACATGGGTTGAAAAATATGGTATTGAAGAAGGTCATAAAAGATGGGAAGACTGGAAAATTAAAGAAATTAATTCTGCTAAAAAAGGAAAAGAACATCATCATTATAAAAAAACAAATATGGAACGGTGGATTGAAAAATATGGTATTGAAGAAGCAGAAAAACAATATAAAAAATGGTATAATTCGTTTATAAAAAACACACCAAGGGGCAAAAAATGTCATACATATAAAACATCTATGAAAGACATTTTAATAAAAAAATATGGTATAGAAGAAGGTCATAAAAGATGGGAAGAAAAGAAAAAGAAAAATGGTATTGCTTCAAAAGGTAAATTAAGCGGGAATTGGTCTGGTTATTGGATAATAAACGGGGAAAAGTTTATCACTATTAAAGAAGTATGTGAAAAATTTGATATAAGTCCGTCAACAGTATGTAATTTATGTAAAAAAGGAATAATAATTTCAAAACCGATGGCTAAAAAACTAAGATTAAAAAAAGAATATATTGGTAAAAATTCTTTAAATTGTGAAATAGGATTTCAACATGACTAAATATACACCATATTTTATGACAGATGTTTTAAAAGCGTCTTCAAAAAATAAATTTACTTTTATTGATATGTTTGCTGGGGGTGGCGGTTCTTCTACTGGACTAAAATTAGCTGGCGGGAAATGTTTATTTTTTAATGAGTTTGTGGAAGAAGCAGCAAAAACACACTTATTAAATTTTCCTAATACTCCGTTCTCACCAGAAGATATAAAAAATCTCACTGGTAAAACAATTTTAGAATATGCAAATATTAAACCCAATTCATTAGATATTCTTTCTGGCTCACCACCTTGTTCTGCATTTTCTGTTGCTGGTAAATTGTCTCACAATGTTCATGATGAAGAACATGTTGATTTGTGGGGAAATGTAACAATAGAGAAAGTGCCAGGCAAACATTCAGATGGTTGGGGTCAAATCAAAAATTATTCTGATGGTAAGATGATTGAAAATATAGAAGACCTGTTCTTTGAGTTCTTGCGTATTGCAGAAGAAATTAAACCCAAGGTGATTGTGGCAGAGAATGTAAAGGGGTTGACTATCGGTGAAGCTAAAGAGTATTTTAACAAGATACTTAATAAGTTTGAAATGATTGGTTATGAGGTTTGTGCTAAGGTGTTGGATAGTCGATATTATGGAGTATCTCAAACAAGGACTCGCGTTATTTTTATTGGGGTGCGTGAAGATGTAGCAAGGAAAACTGGATATACTTTTATGAATATTTCACAAATATTTCCAGAACCAGATAAAGAGGTTATCCCTGTTAAGGATGTAATGGTTGGTTTGGTAAATGATCCAGAGGAAGTAAAATATCTTATTGACAAATGGAAAAAAACTGCATATTGGAAACAGACAGGCAGCAAGATGTCTATTGATCCTAAGAAAGTTTTGACGGGAATGGATTATCATCCAAAAGGTCATCACTTTAATTTGAAAAGAGTTTCACAATATCAACCTTGTCCTACTATTACAGCAATGGGGTCAGCAGAGACAACTGCTGGTGCGTTTCACTGGATTGAACCAAGGAAGTTGACTTTAGGTGAATTAAAGCGTATAATGAGCTTACCTGATGATTTCAAGTTGACAGGTAAATGGAATCAACGTGCTGAACGCTGCGGCCGCATGGTGCCAGCGCGCATGATGGAAAGAATTGCTTCGTCAATTTATGAAAAGGTGTTGGAGAAATATAATGACTGATTTTACTTTTGCTCATAGACAAGAAGGTTTTGATGAACATATTGATTGGTCAATTCGTGGATACAGCGATTTATTGGATGATGTTATTAATTTATCACGTTACTTTGTTGAGGACAATACCAAAGTTGTAGATATTGGTTGTTCTACAGGTAAGCTTACTAAGAGGATTATGGAGTATAATGTTATTTGTTCTTCAGCAAATTACGTTGGTGTTGAAGTTGCTGAAGGCTTCTTTGATAATATGGATAAGAGAGAAGTTGAACTTAATAAGCAGTTTCCCAATACATCTCTTGAATTTATTAAGGACGATATTCGCAACTATAAATTTGAAAATTGTTCTTTAGTAACATCTTTGTTTACTTTACAGTTTATGCCATATTTTTCTAGGGAAACTGTTGTTCAAAATATATACGATGGTTTGAATGAGGGTGGTGCATTTATTTTCGCTGAGAAGATTGATACTACTCATAGCAGATTGGAAAATATGTTACGCACAATCTATTATGATTTTAAGAATAAAAAGTTTTCCTATGAGGACATTATGACCAAAGAGAAAACATTACAGAATATGCTCAAACCAAATTCTTGGAATGAGATTGAGAATATACTTGATGGTGCTGGATTTAAGGCGGTTCAATCGTTTTGGCAGAACCATCTTTTTGTTGGTGCAATAGCAATTAAATAAATAGGAATTTTGAATGACTGATTTTCTAAAGAGTATAATTAAAGAAGTAGGGAATGAATATGCTTCTCTTGTTTCAGATGGTGTAGAAGCAGGAGATGTAGAAAGCTATATAGATACAGGTTCTTATATTTTCAATGCGTTGTTATCTGGTTCAATATATGGCGGATTGCCTGCAAATAAAATAACTGCACTAGCAGGAGAATCTGCAACGGGTAAGACATATTTTCTTATGGGTATTATCAAAAATTTCCTTGATAAAGATTCCAATGCTAGAGTTATTTACTTTGAATCAGAAAGTGCATTGACAAAACAGTTGATTGTTGATCGTGGTATTGATCCTGATCGTATGGCAATTTTTCCCGTCACAACGGTACAGGAGTTTCGTACACAAGCACTCAAGGTTTTGGATTCATATCTTTTAAGGGATGAAGCAGACCGGCCACCTTTCTTTCTATGCCTTGATTCTCTTGGTATGCTATCTACTACCAAAGAGGTAGAGGATACAGCAGAAGGTAAAGAGACTCGCGATATGACACGGGCACAAGTTCTAAAAGCTGCATTTCGTGTATTGACATTGAAACTTGGTCGAGCTAAAGTGCCGATGGTAGTTACTAATCATACCTATGATGTTATTGGTTCTATGTTTCCACAAAAAGAAATGGGTGGCGGTCAAGGTTTAAAATATGCTGCATCATCAATTATTTATTTATCCAGAAGAAAAGA